ATATGTAGTATGTGCTTGCGCACTGAGGGGCCCACCCACCCCGCCAATAGAAGTGTAGTATCACAGTCAATAGAGGTACCAAGTCAGATCCTGAGCTAGAAAGTCATGACCCCCACCCCACCCGGATTCTGTCAGATAGGGATCCTATATGTTGATATATAGTTTGATTTGTAAATAGATATGGGCTAATATCGTTTTCACTTTGCTTGAAACAAAAAGGTGCAAAATTTTTTAGAAAATTTTTTCAAATGCTAACTCCAGAACAGGTAAAACAGTTACCACCAGATACTAGAAAAGAATATTTAAAGACAATGCTTCTCCTTGAAGAAAAAAAGGGAGAACAGGCAATCCGCGATGACTTCTTAAGTTTTGTCAAACACATGTGGCCAGATTTTATAGAAGGCAAACATCATAAAATTATGGCAGAAAAATTTAATCGTGTTGCTAGTGGTGAGATAAAAAGATTAATTATTAATATGGCGCCACGTCATACAAAGTCTGAGTTTGCATCTAACTATCTACCTGCATGGATGATTGGCAACAATCCTAAATTAAAAATTATTCAAGCTACCAATAACGCTGAATTAGCCGTGAGGTTTGGACGTAAAGCTAAGGGTGTAATGGAGCAACAAGAATATCAAGATATATTTCAGACTAGACTTAAAGAAGATTCAAAAGCCGCTGGTAAATGGGAAACGGACCAGGGCGGGGAATACTATGCTGCTGGTGTCGGGGGATCAATTACTGGTCGGGGTGCAGACCTTTTGATTATTGATGATCCCCACTCGGAACAGGACGCAATGAACATGGCCAGTTACGATCGAGTATATGAGTGGTATACGTCCGGGCCTCGTCAGCGTTTGCAACCTGGAGGCAGAATAATTGTCGTGATGACTCGCTGGAGCGTTGTTGATCTGACAGGTAAATTAATGAAAGCACAGACAGAACCAAAAGCAGACCAATGGGAAGTAATAGAATTCCCTGCAATCTTGCCCAGTGGTAAACCGGTGTGGCCTGGTTATTGGAAGCTAGAAGAGTTAGAATCTGTGAAAGCATCTGTAGCTATTACCAAATGGAACGCACAATATCAACAAAATCCTACAGCAGCTGAAGGTAGTATTATAAAAAGACACTGGTGGAAAACTTATGATAAGCCAGAACCACCACCTTTAATGCATGTTATTCAATCCTATGACACAGCGTTTATGAAAAAAGAAACTGCTGACTTTTCTGCTATTACTACATGGGGTGTATTTTGCCCAAATGAAGGTGATGCACCAAATTTAATTTTATTAGACATGGTAAAAGATAGGTATGAGTTTCCAGAATTACGTAAGAAAGCTAAAGAACAATATGATTACTGGAAGCCCGAAACGGTGATCGTGGAAGCTAAAGCTTCAGGCTTGCCTTTAACGTATGAATTGCGTAAACTAGGGATACCAGTTATTAACTTTACACCGAGTAAAGGAAATGATAAACATACAAGGATAAACTCTGTAGCGCCGCTATTTGAAGCGGGTATGGTGTGGGCACCCGATACAAAGTTTGCCGAAGAAGTTATTGAGGAATGCGCTGCATTTCCATTAGGTGAACATGACGACTTAGTGGATAGTATGACTCAAGCTGTAATGAGGTTTAGACAAGGTGGCTTTGTTGAACATCCAGACGACTACGAGGATGAAGAGTTACCAGAACAACAGAGGACATATTACTAATGGCTATAGACAAAGTAAACGACCTGACGAAAACAACTAACGTAGTTGACCCGTCAGTTGAAGTAGCAATCGCGGAACGCGAAGCGAATGATCCAACAGATATAAATATTGAAATGATGGAAGACGGTGGAGCAGAGATTGACTTTGATCCAGAAAATGCGCAGATAGAAAGTGGCTTACCTTTTGATGCAAACTTAGTCGAACTTCTAGACGATGGTGTTTTGACGGAGATTGCAAGTGACATGCAGGATTCTTACGAAGATTTTAAATCAGGTAGATCTGATTGGGAAGACACCTACACAAAAGGTTTAGACCTACTAGGTTTTAAATATGAAAACAGATCAGAACCATTCCAGGGCGCATCAGGCGCAACTCATCCGGTACTAGCTGAGTCTGTTACACAGTTTCAGGCATTAGCCTATAAAGAATTACTACCGGCACAAGGACCAGTAAGAACTCAGATCATAGGTGCAGTTAATCCAGAATCAGAAAAACAATCTGCACGTGTAAAAGATTTTATGAACTATCAATTGATGGTTAACATGAAAGAGTATGAGCCAGAGTTTGACCAGATGTTATTTAATTTACCTCTTGCAGGATCAACATTTAAAAAAGTTTATTACGATGCAGTTATGGGTAGATGTGTTTCTAAGTTTGTACCTGCTGAAGATTTATATGTAAGCTACAATGCAACATCTCTTGAAGATACAGATGTTATTATTCACAGAATTAAAATATCTCAAAACGATTTACGTAAACAACAACTGTCAGGTTTTTATGCAGATGTTGAAATAGGAGAAGACGGGTATACAACAGACGAAGTACAAGAAGCAAAAGATGATATTTCTGGTGTTGAAAGAACATCAAAAAGCGAAGTACACTCTTTGCTAGAGTGTCATGTTGAACTTGACTTAGAAGGTTTTGAGGACAAAAACAAAGAGGGAGAAGAAACAGGATTAAAGCTGCCTTACATTGTAACTATTCATGAAGACTCTTCTGAAGTTTTATCAGTTAGAAGAGCATATGAGGTCAACGACCCGTTACGCAAGAAGAAAGAATTTTTTGTACACTTTAAATTTTTACCAGGACTAGGCTTCTATGGATTCGGCCTTATCCACATGATCGGCGGACTGTCACGAACTGCAACTGCAGCATTGAGACAGCTTCTTGACGCCGGTACCTTGTCTAATTTACCAGCCGGATTCAAACAAAGAGGCATCAGAGTCAGAGACGAAGCTCAACCGTTGCAGCCGGGAGAGTTCCGTGATGTTGATGCGCCTGGTGGAAATCTTCGTGACGCATTTATGCCGTTACCATTTAAAGACCCAAGTGCCACGCTCCTACAACTAATGGGAGTTGTTGTCCAAGCAGGTCAACGTTTCGCGTCCATTGCAGATATGCAAGTGGGTGATGGCAATCAATCGGCAGCCGTGGGTACAACTATGGCGCTCTTGGAACGTGGATCGCGGGTTATGTCAGCAATTCACAAAAGAATTTATGCAGCAATGAAATGTGAGTTTATGTTACTTGCTAAATGTTTTGCAACGTACTTACCAAAAACATATCCATACGATATAGTTGGTGGCAATAGACAAGTTTTCGCAACTGACTTTGACGACAGAGTAGATATTATACCGGTTGCAGATCCTAATATCTTTTCACAAACACAAAGAATTACGATTGCACAAACAGAATTACAAATGGCAATGTCCAATCCGCAACTTCACAACCTGTACCATGCATACAAACACATGTATGAAGCGTTAGGTGTAAAAAACATTGACACTTTGTTACCACCACCAATGCAACCTTCACCATTAGACCCTGCAAGTGAAAATATTATGGCAATGAATGGTAAAAAGTTTCAAGCATTTCCAAAACAAGATCACCAAGCGCACATGAAAGCGCATTTACAGTTTATGGGTACTACAATTGTACGAAATAATCCAAAAGCAATGGGCTTGTTACAGCAAAATTGCATGGAACACATCACTTTGATGGCTGGAGAGCAAATAGAATTAGAATTTGCTGAAGAAATCGCTCAGATACAGCAAATGGGACAACAATTACAACAAATGATGCAGCAAGCTGGTCCAGATGCGGCTAAGTTACAGCAAAATCCGCAAGTTATGCAGATGCAACAGCAAATTCAAGCACAACAGACGGCTATGGAGGCTAGAAAATCGCAATTAATTGCAGAATTTATGGTTGAGTACGCAGAAGCTGAACAAGAAGTGCTAAATCAGATAGAAAATGACCCATTATTGAAACTTAAAGATAGAGAGATTGACCTTAGAGCTAAAGAAGAGGCTAGAAAAGAAGAAGAAGGACAAAGTGATCTAGAAATGGAACGAGCTAAACTATTACAAGCTCGAGAAATAGCAGAAGACAAAATGGAACAGAATGATGAGCATCAAAAACTTAGGGCTAGCGTTTCACTAGCAAAAAGTGGTATAAGTAATATGCAAGCAACATTCAAAGAGGGGAACTAATGGGTAGTCAAAAAGGTAATACAGGTAGTAATAAATCCGCTAAACATTCAAGTTTAAAAAGTAAAAAAACTACCACCGTAGACAATACAAAAAGTCCTAGAACACATAATACTAGCGGAACAAAATACAGCGGTAAGTTAGCTGATTTTATGAACGAAAGAAATAAGCCTGCTGAAGCTTCTGCCTTAGATAAAACAAAGACCAGAAGACCAGGTGCATTTTCACCACAGGATGTTGCAGCCGCAGCAGGGCGACTAGCAAAATCAAAAGAAATGGAAAATCAGTATGGTTCTAGAAATAAAGCAAGAGCTAGTTTTGCTGGATTAATTGATGCACAACAAGATAGATTAAATAATTATTCTGCTGGACCTAGATTTAGAGATGAATTAGGACAGGTTAGAGAAGCTCCTAATACTTTTGCTAGAGGTATATTTAATGAAGCTACAGGAGTATCTCCAACCAAAGGTATGGGTTTTTTAGATAGTATTAAACATAACTATGCCATGTCACAAGGTATTCCCGGAAGTGGTATTCTTGGAGCAGCATTAAGTCTCGCAACAGGAGTCCCTGGATTAGGTATTGTAGCTGAACCTATTCTTGACAGATTTTTTCCTACTCAAGATGAAGAAGGTGTAAATAAATTTGGCATGCCCGAATATGATTTAAGAACTATTAATGAATATAGGACAAACCCAACTTACAACCCTTCTATAGAAGATGAATCACCTAGTTTAAGTTTTAATGACGATGCTTTTGCTGCTGCTTTAGATAACCCTTTAGCTATGAGACAGATGTTACCTAAAAATTTAAACTTGTCTAATCAGTTAAGACTTTCAAATCTTAATCCTCGTTTGTCTCTTACAAATACTAATCCTCGTTTGTCTCTTACAAATACTAATCCTCGTTTGTCTCTTCTAACAAATAATCAATTAAGACTTTCAGCTCCACAACCTAATCCTTATTCGTTTCAAAATCCAAACATGTTAAATCAAAAGTTGTCTAAATATGGAACAGTTGGAAACACTAGTATACAAAACGCTCAACCAAAGTTTAGTATGCCCGCAAACAAATTTGGTAATGCTTTAAGTTTCTTAGGTAAAAGAACTATACCTGGAATGTTAATGTCAGGTCTATCCGCTGTGTCTTCGTTAGATCAAGGACAACCTGAAGACGGTTCTACTTTTTCAGAAGCACTAGATAATTTAAATCGACCTATGTTTAATTATAATGGCGAAGCAGTTAATCCTGTATTTGATTTTGACCCACTTGGTTTCTTAAACAGAGAAGAAAGACTCAATCAAGGTGGTTCAGTAGCACCACAACGCGGCCCGATGTCCAATGGTATAGGTACCTTATACAAACTAAAATAGTGAAAAAAGAAAAGAAAATCAGCAAAGTAATGCGGGAATATAAGTCCGGTAAACTTAAATCTGGTAAATCTAAGAAAAAAGTGGTAAATAAAAAGCAAGCCATAGCTATTGCTCTTAGCGAAGCAGGTGTAAAACGAAAAAAAAGGAGGTCATCATGATCGAATCTTTAAAAGAAAAATGGGCTGACATGCCTGTTAAATGGAAAATAGCAGCAGGTGTTGTTGTTGCCATTATCATAGTATCAATTATCAAATAATTAATGGGACCATTACTCTCACTTCTACCTACGGTATTGAAAACCGGTTCAGCTATTTTTGCTAATAAACAAAAAGCAAAAATACTTATGTCGGATGCTGCTTTATTGCATGCACAGAAAATGGCGAATGGGGAAGTGGAGTACCAAGCCGCTGTTAGACAATCAAACGACAAAGGATGGAAAGACGAGTTTGTACTTATTTTGGTAAGCGCGCCCGTACTTTTGTTGATATGGAGTGTCTTTAGTGAGGATCCGGACATACAAGCTAAACTGCACATGTTCTTTGAGCAGTTTAACAATCTGCCTTTTTGGTACCAGACGCTATTTGTAGGCGTCGTCGCTAGTATATACGGACTCAAGGGAGCTGATATTTTCAAGAAAAAGTAAGGGGGACTTACGATGGGTGAAGATAAGAAGTGTGCTTGTCACACTGAAAAAAAAGTACGTTCGGGGGAATGTTGCAAACAAAAAGCCAACACTCTCGATGAGTTTTGGCATAACTTAGGAGATAAGAAAAAGAAATATGTCAGAAGCTATAGACCCAGTACACGTAGTATACAAGATCCAGAGACTACTTGACGAAATTATGGAAAACAACGCTAACGTTTTAATCGGCGGTGGTGTTGACAGTATGGAGAAATACAACTATATTCTCGGTAAGATCCACGTTACGGATCAAATTAAACAGGAAATCTCTAACCTGCTAGAACCAAAGGAGCCAGAACCAGATGACGAAACGAACATCGCACGCCTTAGAAGATAAATATAATGCTGAAACAGATGCAAAAAAGATTGCAAAAAATGAAGCAAAAAAAGAAACTCAAGAAACAAATTTAGATAAGTTACCACATCCTACAGGATGGCGTATACTTGTTATGCCTTTTCAAGTTAAAGAAAAAACTGAAGGTGGAATTATTATTGCACAAGAATCATTAGACAAAGCACGTGTAGCAACGCAAGTTGGGTACGTACTAAAGATGGGTGATCTCTGTTACAAGGATGAGGAAAAGTATCCGACAGGACCATGGTGCAAAGAAAAACAATGGGTGGTATTTGCAAGATATGCAGGATCACGTATGCAGATTGATGGTGGTGAGATAAGAATGTTAAACGATGATGAGATTTTAGGGACAATAGAAGATCCCGAAGATCTTATTCACGCAATGTAATTCATAGGAGGAATTAACTATGCTAGACGACGAAAAAATAATAGACGTGGGCGAAGCCGACGAACAAGAGATGGAGATCGATCTTGATGCTCCAGAACAATCACTAGAAGCACCAGAAGAGGAGATTAAAGTTGAACAAGTCGAAGAAACCGATAACACAACTGAGGAATCTAATGAGCAGCCTAATGTTCAAGCTGATAAACCCCAAGACGAATTGGGAGAATATTCAGAAGGTGTTAAGAAAAGAATAGCTAAACTTACACGTAAAATGCGTGAAGCTGAAAGGCAAAAAGAAGAAGCTATTCAGTATGCACATCAAATTAAATCACAAGCTGATCAATTTAAAGGTCAATATGAACAACTTGGTGGTCAATATACTAATGAGCTAGAGGAAAAAGTATCTAATGGTATGGAAGCTGCTAAACTTGCATATAAGCAAGCAGTTGAAACACAAGACATTGACGCTCAAGTAAAAGCTCAACAAGCTATAGCTCAAATGTCTATGGAACAGGCTAGATTAAATAATATTAGAGCTAGTCAAGAACAAAGAACACAAGCTACAGAACAGGTTGTACAACAGCCACAAGTAGCTCCTCAACAGCCACAAACAGATTTTGACCCTAGAGCAGAAAGCTGGGCACAAAAAAATAAATGGTTTGGTACTGATAATGCAATGACTTATACTGCATTTGACATACACAAAGAGCTTGTTGAAACTGAAGGATTTGATCCACAATCAGAAGAATACTATACGGAAGTAGACAAAAGAATAAGGGTTGCATTTCCGCATAAATTTGATACTGTAGATCAATCTGCACCTGCGCCAACGCAAAGTGTAGCAAGTGCCCGTCGTCCGGCCGCAAAAGGACGCAGAAAAACTGTGAAACTCACACCTTCACAGGTAGCAATTTCTAAAAGATTAGGTGTGCCACTCGAAGAGTATGCGAAACAATTAGCCGCGAAGGAGGTATAAGCATATGGAAAAAGATAAAATGAAAACCACTCGCGTGAGTCAATCTAGAGCAAAAACTGAAAAGCCGAAGATTTGGACTCCTCCATCATC